ACTCTCCTTATTAATGGTGACACTTTCCCAAGCATTTGTATCTGGATCGAAAAGTTCTGTTCTGGTTGATTGCCATGGATATGACATAACAACCAAATTTGGTTTCAGAATTTCAATGTAGTACTTTAATAACCTATAGAATGAATCAATACCAAAACCAGGACAGCCCATATTTAAATATCTCAACCCCTTCGTATACTCACATTGATTGTGTGCAATGTAAGTCCATGATTGTTCTATAGGCACTCCAACACCCATTGTATGGCTGTCACCAATGTAGATTACACCACCTTGTTCAGTTAAATAATCAGGCTGTGTTCCATCATGTCTAAACCCTTGTTTATTGATATGGTAAGAAATTTCAACCATCTGATCATTTACTAACCAACCGTTGTTTTTTAAGTTCTTGCTACCAATTCGATGATTAGCATGTTTTTCAAAATTATGTATAGTGTCAGTTGGATACTCGTAAAGTGTATGTGGTAGCTTAACATCTTTTAACAAATTGTTTTGCATTCTCCAATGATGAGATGTTGTTTGCCAAAACCTGTATCTATCAAGCTGACCTCTACTCTGTTTGATAGCTTTAAGAGGACCTCTTTCTAAACTATTATCTTTTAGTAGCCTAACACCTATGTTTCTAAGAGATTTTATCAAACTCCAATCAACATCATGGCTATATTGATGTGGTTCATCCATGTTTTATTTTATCGTTTGCTTCCTTTAATTTTTCTTCTTTTTTCTCTTGGTCAGTTTTTGGTGATCCTTTTTTATTTTTAATCTTACTCTGATCTGTTGTAGCCGATGCACCAATAGAAGCTAATGCTTGCAAGCTGCCGCCAAAGATATAACTACCAACATGTTGCAATTGGATCCAAGGACACAGCCAAACACTAAGACCAGCCTTCTTCGCCCACTGACAAAACATATAGTCTTCTGAAAGATAACGACGTGACTCAGGATCAATTAAAGCCTGGAAGTACATCATGATCTCTCGAGAGCCATCAAAATGTTCGGTTCGAACATGATCTGGTCTATATCTAAATCCCCCTGGTGATAATTCACTGTTCTCCCAGTAAGCATCCTTAAAGGTTTGCAATGCTTTCTTTGTCATCATCATGAATCCAGTGCCACCTTCCATTACTTCAGCAGGTTCGTCAATACGAATCTCTGTTGTGCCAGGAACTGGATTGAACACATAATCACCAACAAAGTTTTCAAGATTGTTAGGATCCTCATCAGCATGACCTTGGTTAACAGCATCAGTAATCTTTTCCCAGCTAATATTCTTTTTAGGATAGGGTGAGCAAAGAATATCATATGGGTTATCCGGATCTTCATGATCCATTAGTGCTAGCATAGAAATTACATCATTAGCGGTAAAACCAATGTCACTATCGATGAACAACATATGTGTTGATTCACTTCTCATAAACTCATCACAACAATAGTTACGAGCTCGAGTAATAAGTGACTCATTGAAAAGATAATAAAATTTCAAATCAATATTATAATGTTGACACAAAGCAGAGAGATCGTTTGTTGACCTACAAAAAAGGCCGGCGCATTGCCCACCATACATAGGTGTTGCAACAAATAGTTTCCTCTTTCTTAGGTCATCTAACTCTACTTTAATTTCCATTTAAAATAAATCCATTTGGTTATTTGTTTGATAAACAACATCGTGACTACCACCAGTACCATAGTCACCATCATACTGGTTTAACGCTTCTGCTTTGAAAAGTAAGAACTGGCCCACTCGTGTGCCTCGTCGAATACGAGCCTTACCACAACTAACGTGGAGAGCACCAGCCATGACACCACTGTAACCACTATCATAAAGACCGCTAGTAATGAACAAACCATTGCGGTTAAGAGTGCTCCTAGTAATGACCCAACCTGCTTCATCACTTCCGATCGTAATAGTTCCTTCCATAATGATTTCATACGTTCCATTTTGTAGGTTCCAATATCCTTCTTTATCAGGTGTGATAAGGGTTGAACCCCTATGATTCTTACCCTCTTCACTTATTTGAAAAGTATTATTATCAATTGATCTAATTTGATCAACCTTCAGATCAATTGCATTTGGTTGCACTTGCTCAACATCAAAGTCACTCAACGTTGAGCCACTCATAGAACCAGCAATATGAATCATCGCTACCATTATTTAGACTCCGTAAAATGATTTAGTAATACAATATAATGAACGGCTTTCATAAGATCCTTCTTATTGTAACCATCTTTCTTTCCATACCTCATAAGATACTTAATTGCAGTATCACGACATGTCGTATCAACACTACCTAATGTGTGCCACACATCAGTTGTCTGCAACTCCTCCTTACCAACATAATGACCATCATATGTTGATTCAATATAGCTAGCAACTTCTTCAAGAAACTTATCTTCGTTATATCTAAATTTAGGTTTATTCTTTACCATGTTTTTGACCCACATAGCTCGTCAATATACTCCATATTATCACATGCATACTCAACATGTAATGGTACCTCACATGCATGGTTAAAGTCAACTTCTTTTTCGAACTTACCATTGATTAGACCTGTTGGACTATTATCAAACTTGATACCATTGAGTCCAGCCCATACTGCTGCTGAACTATCCCAAGTATCGATAAGATGGGAGAAGTTCCTCATCAATTGAATTTCATTTGGACCTTCTGTCATTCCCAGGAAGTGGAATTTTTTCTTATCGTGAATTTTTTTGAGATCAAATCGTTTATCTAGTTCAATCATAAACTTCCATCTTGATAAGAACTTTTGCATTCTCCAACCCTGTTCAGTTCCACTCTCGCAATTATATGCAAGTGGAATATTAAGAATGCTGAATGCAACATAGTCAATACCAGGATTGTGGAAAGCCCAAGCATATGAAGCTATCAGACCTTCTAAGTCTCCAGGCTCTGCTTGTGGACAATAAAATGTTCCAATGTCAGCTTCTCGTAGCTGTGGAATCATTTCCATTGCTGCGTTCATAGTTTTTGTAATTGGTTCTCTCGGATAGTCTGACATTACAACATAACTAGCTCCAACCTTCTTTGCCATTTCAATTAGCTTAGTAGTTGGATACATTGGCTGATTACGTTTGTACATTTCAAATGCACTGTTGTCAAGTATCAAATCACCACCACTGTTCCTATAATTCTCACAATACTTTTCATCTTCTTCAACAAGATGTGCAAGAACTAAATGTACTGGTCTATCTTTTACGAGATTAAAATGTGGGGTTGGTACAATGTGGCAAAAGTCAATCATAATAACATACGGCTCCGTTCTCACCATCCTCACTTACTTCAATAATTAATGTACGATCTGGATACGTACTCTGTATATATTTAGCTAGGTCATCAGCGATCATCTCACAACTTTTATAGTCCAGCTGCAAAGTTTTTTCATCATATAGACCTTCGAGCTCACGCTTAAACATAATAAACTCGACGTCACGGTCATCATGCTTGACTTCAAGTTCTACCCTAAAGTGAAACATATGTCTATGAGGATATTGTAGGAAGTCAACCTCTGGCATATTAACAGCACCTGGCCATTTGTGAATTCCTTCTTTTTGAAAGGTTACAAAGATTCTTTTCATATGCTTATCTCCGCTTGTACTGTTCCTTGATAGGATTTCAGTTTGTTATTCAGCTGCCAAGATGTTTTAGCAGCTCGTTCAAAAATACCAATCATCTGTTCTTCGGTGATGTATTGAGGAAGAAGAAAGAACTCTGTAATACCTCCCATTCCATCAAGAACTCCAGGCTCTAATCCATAATACTCTTCAAGATTAAAGTCTTTTGGAAACATAGCACGGAATGCATGTTCCATACCAAATGCAGCGGCTCTAGCCAAACTATACGACTCGCTGCTGCAATACACATTTGACAACACCTCAATGTTAAAAAGATCGTAGCCAGGATGCCAAAACTTTGACGTCCGACCAAATCTTTTTTCCATCAGTTGTGAATGTTCTTTTGAAATACCAGTTTTATAAGCCGACTTATCGTTACACGTCCACTTCAACAAATAATTATTCATAATATAACAACTCCTTATGAGCTAGTTTAGGATAGGTGTTCCCCTTGCAATGTTTAGGAACTCACGACGAAGGTCAGATTGTGGATCTGCAAACACACCTTCAACAGCAAGAGTACATGTACTTGATCCAGTATCTTGGATTCCTCGACTCTTAACACAATAATGTACAGCTTCAAGATATACAGCAACATCAGGTGTACCAGTTACAAACGAGATAGTAGCTGCAATCTGTTCAGTCAATCGTTCTTGTACTTGAGGCCTCTTTGCAAAGAACTCAACAATACGATTTAACTTAGACAATCCAAGAACCTTTTCTCTTGGAATGTATGCAACACAAGCCTTACCATCAATTACAACAAAATGGTGTTCACAGTTAGACTGTACGTTTACATTTCGTTCAACAACAAATGAACCAGGTGAGTTCTTTCCCATCTTATTCTCAATTGTTGTACACTTAGGAAATTTATCATAGTCAAGTCCCCAGAAGATTTCCTTTACCCACATCTTAGCAATTCGATTGGGTGTGTCCATCAACGAGTCATCTTCAAGATCGAGGCCGAGCGTCTTAAGCGCATCCTCCATGCACAAAGCAATCTCCCTAATCTTAAACTCGTCGTCTTCAAGCACTGCTGTTGTCATTGGTGTTTCAAGACCAATGCTTTCTAAATGATCACGTACTCGTTGACCAAGCTCACGATCAGATTTGTAATCAGGATGACTCATACATTACTCCTTCTTTTAACTTGTTTCTAGCATCCTCAAATGGTGCCTGTAGTGCAAATCTAAGTACCAGTCTGTCTGTATGACTAACTGGTACATCATGATAGTATCCACCAACATTGAGTAGAGCACAACGGTAAAAATACATATATTTCTCATCACCCTGGTAAAAATTTATAGGTGCATGACTTCCGTCGTTTAAAATAATATTGATAGATGATTTGCATGATGTATCTATATGTTTTTCAACACTGTCTCCAGCCAGTTGAACATAATATAATGGACTTACCTTACACCCAAGAATGTCTTGATAAAACGTTTTAAGCTCTTGCACCAACTCACATTTTTCAAGCGAGTACTTTTTCCAGTTTGTGTTTAGGGCAGTTGTTTTATCATAGTCAATTTCAACCTTAGATCGATCAATATCATCTCTAAGATTAATATAACTAAAATCAATTTTATGTTTTGCTATGTGATCCACTTGGCGGAACTTCCCATGGAAAAATTATCCAATCATCACTGTCTATTTTATTTGGACAAATATCAACAGAAAACTTTGATGTTGATCGTTGCCACAACGAAGCTGTCTTTACATTTCTTTTTAGTTTTTCACGATTGAAACCATTAGCACCTCCAAAAGTAGCATTATCTACGATGTTATCAAAAATTTCTTCGAAGGTGATACCAGTATCATTTATATCATCAACAATAAGCGCTTGTCTACCATTACTGAAATAATGATATGGTAATGATTGTCTT